ACGGAAGGCACTATTGTGTTTTCTAGGCCTATTACACCTTTTCAACAAGTTACTCCGTTTGTGTTAACTAATATAGTTCCAACAGCCACATACTGTTTTAACTCTCTAATTCAAACTCTCCATCATATGAGCAAATATTGGAGGGGAGGACTTAAATTGCATATACAGTCCGCAATGTCTAATTTTCATTATTGTAAATTAACCGTTGCAAGAAATTATTCTCCGGATCGTAATATGGTTAATTCTGTTCCATCTTTTGATTCAGTACCTAATTTGATGATGGAGACTTTGGAATTTTCTGGTCACCAAGTTCATACAATTGATTTGCCTTATGTTTCACCATTGGAGCAATTACCGTGTTCAACGGATTTTGAGTTTAATGCTTTACAGCATGGTATGTATTATATTTATGTGCATCAACCATTGGTTGTTAATGGAGCGGTCCCAACATCAGTTCAATTTAATGTTTATATATCAGCTGGTGAGGACTTTCAACTGTTTGGTTATAATACTAGACCTTTAATGGTTAGTTTATATTCATCGGAATCTCCCATTAGTCGTGGTATGGTTGTAACGGAGGAAGATGTTATTAAATCTGTAACTGATAAAATAGAGGGCGTTGATGGAGCACCAGATTTTAAATATCCTAATCTTGGTGATGAAGTTTTGTATAAAATGGAAGCTGAAGTTGAAGAGCAAGATGGAGTTTTGTTGCAGGAGCATGAGCAAGTAATGGTAAAGCCTACAGATTTGAGGCCTATAGTTAGTGTTCGAGATCATATGCGTAGGTGGACTAGGGCATTTTATCAACGTTTTACCTCACAAGATATGGCTAATTTTAGAGGTGCGGTTCAGTTCGATGTAGCTCATCTAATAGGAGTTAAGTCGCCTCGTATAACCCCTGATGGTCCATTTGGTGTTACTACTGCATTACCTGTTAATACGGCAAAGTTAATTAATCAAATGTTTCTTGGTTATTCAGGTGGCGCTCGTTTTAAAATTTCAGTAGTTGGCACTACTTTGGGAGAATTGTATTATGTTCCACCAGGTTTTCATAGTTATAATACTGATATTGTGGGTGGTAGAGCTTGGAGATCTACAGCTCCTTTTCCAGAGTTAACTAATGCTCCCTTGAATTCAGCATACCGTGCTGCAATTGATGCAACTTATCAGTATGCTGAGTTGCAAACTAACCCGCAAGTAAACGGTGTATTATTGGCCCAAACGGTGTGTCAAGACAAACCTAATTATGTTGTCTCGTCTACCACCACTGACGTGTCTTTATCTGCCGGAGCAAATGCAGACAGAATGTTAATGGGTGTTCATACCTATGAAATTGAGGTACCACAT